TGTGTTAGAGAACAATCATCATACTTAGATAACTTAATGACACTATCGTTTGATTATAGAAGAAACGAAGCAAAAATTAAATGGTTAGAAGGTAAAGTTGAAAAAGAAGAAGATGAATACAAAGCAACTAAATATCAAATAGATTTAGATGAATGTAAATTTGCAAAAGCATCTATGGAGAAAGTTGCAAAACATAGAATGAGAGAAATTAAAATGTGGTCTAAGTTAAAGAAAGAATTTAATGATGGATCCTTTAATGATAAAGATGTTAATCAACATCAATTAGAATCTTATGGAAGACAATATGCTGAAAAAGCAAAACAGTTAAATGAAAATTCTTCTGATACAGATAAGTTCAATGTTTTAGGTCAATTACAATCGCTACAAAGAATTAAAAAATCTGGTGAATTAGAAAGTAGTTACCAACCAAAAGAACAGATTACACAAGATGGAAAGCCAAAATCTTAAATTTGATTTTGTATTTTTAGGTCAATCCGTTTTAAAGTATCAAGTACCGTTAGATATTTTTCATTCGATTAATCAAATCTACGAACAAAACTTTCATAGACTCGCACCTGCTAATAAACAATTAGTAGGTAAGATTGAGAATGAACATAGTTTGTTTTATGGTGGACACGATGAGTCTAAAATGAAACGACATAATATGTTGCCAAGAAATATTACTGATTATTTTTTAAAGATATTTAAACATTATTTAGCCTTTAATAAAATTAAAGATTATGGTATGCACTTAAATTCAATTTGGGTGAATGAGATGAAAGAACATGAATACAATCCTGCACATATTCATAGAGGAATGTTGTTTACAGGTTTATCTAGTGTCATGATTTTAAAATTACCATCAACTTATGGTCGAGAATATTCCAATGCAGAAATACCACAAAACGGTAGATTACAAATATTAGGTGCAAGCAATGGTCAGTTTGCAAAAATAGACTATCAACCACCTATGGACCTTAGAGATTTTTACGTATTTCCATATGATATGAGACACTGTGTGTATCCATTTAATGGAACGAATGAGACAAGAAGAACTTTAGCTGCAAACTGTGATGTACAGTTTGATCCAATTAAAAACAGAGGAGCAATATGATAACAGAGCCTAGGTGGAAATCGTATATTGTAGAAACAACAACACCAATCTTTACACCTGAACAGTGTAAATTAATTATTCAAGCAGGACGTGCAGAGCCTAAACAAGATGCACAAGTTGGAAGTGGTAAAGGTATTAAAGGTGGCGTGATAGATACTAAAACTAGAACGTCTCATATTAGTTGGATCCCATTTAAAAAGATGATTGATATGTATAAAGATATAGAACGTATTATGAAAACAACCAATGGTAATCATTTTGGATTTGAAGGTATGCAGCTTACAGAACCTGCACAATATACAGAATATCCTGAAGGTGGATTTTATGATTGGCACGTAGATAATGATGTCAATTGTCAACACGAACCACCAGTTAGAAAAATATCAATGACTTGTCTACTTTCTCCAGAATCTGAATTTGAAGGTGGAGATTTAGAATTAATGTCAGAAGGTAAGATTGCAAAACTAAAACAAGGACACGCGGTATTTTTTGCATCGTTTATTAGACACAGAGTAAAACCAGTTATTAGAGGACATAGAAAATCTTTGGTGATGTGGTTTGGAGGAACTCCATTTAAATGAGAGATTTACATTTTCCAACACCTATTTATATATTTGATTATAAAGATCCATCTTTAAATCAACAATTAGAAAAAGATATTGTTGCTTGGTCTAATCAAGATAAAGGTGTGACTAGAACTAATATCCAAGGTTGGCATTCAACCACGGATATGAATGTTAGACCCGAATATAAAAAATTAGTAGATGCTTTATATGAAGCACAACATATAATTTATAAAGAAGAATATTTAGATAGTGAACCATTCTTAGGTAATATGTGGGCCAACATCAATCCACCAGGTGGTATGAACAGAGCACATATACATCCTAACTCTTTATGGTCTGGTGTCTATTATGTAAAAGCTCCAGAAAATTCTGGTCAATTAAAAGTAGAAGATCCAAGATCTGTAGCATTGATGGTACGACCTAGAATGAAAGAAGGTAAACCACCGCAAAGATTATGGAGAGAGGCAAGTTATGATCCTAAACCAGGAAGATTGATTATGTTTCCATCTTGGCTTAATCATTGTGTAGATCCTAATGAATCTAATGATATAAGAATATCAGTAAGTTTTAATTTTATGCAAAAGTGTTTTATAGTCTAATATGTTTCAAGAGAAAAAATATCAAGTCATTAAACAAGCTTTACCTTACGAATTAGCTAATTTTATATTTAATTATTTTTTACTTAAAAGAGATGCAACTGCTTTTATGTATCAAAATAATATTCATTCGGAATCTCCGATACTTGGAACTTGGGGAGATACACAAATACCTAATACCTTTTCTTGTTATGGTGATTTTGTAATGGATACCTTATTAATGAAAATGTTACCGGTAATGAAACAACACACTAATTTAGATTTAGTCCCAACTTATTCTTATTCAAGAGCATATAAAAAAGGTGATGAATTAAGAAGACATAAGGATAGACCAAGTTGTGAGATATCTTGTACTTTAAATCTAGGTGGTGATCCATGGCCTATATTTATAGATGGCACAGGTGCAGATTCTGTTATAGATGAATACAAAAAAATCATAAAACCTAACGCTCCAGCAGGCACGAAAGTCTTGCTTGAAGTAGGAGATATGTTAGTATATAGTGGTTGCGAACTTGAACATTGGCGAGAGCCTTTTGACGGGAACATATGTGGCCAAGTATTCTTACATTATAATCATGTAAATGGCCCATTTGCTGATAAAAACAGATTTGACGGAAGACCTATGTTAGGTCTACCATCATTTGTAAAATAGTATTATAATGGAGTCATATGCTACAGAAGATAGGTTTTCAACCAGGATTCAATAAACAGATTACAGAAACCACAGCCGAAGGACAATGGGTTGATGGTGATAATGTTCGTTTTAGATACGGTACACCTGAAAAGATAGGTGGCTGGTCACAGTTAGGTGAGAATAAATTAACCGGTGCAGCCAGAGCCTTGCATCATATCGTTAATAATTCAGGTACTAAATTTGCAATCATAGGAACCAATAGAATATTATACGCTTACACAGGTGGTATATTTTATGACATTAGTCCAATTAAAACTACAACTACATTAACAAATGCATTTACCACAGTTAATGGTTCAACATCCGTTACAATTACATTTAGTACAGATCATGGAATAAATGCAAATGATATTATCCTTTTAGATAATTTTACAGCAATCACTGGATCAGATTATACCGCAGCAGATTTTGATGATAAAAAATTTATGGTTACATCTATACCAACAGCTACTACTTTAACTATTACAATGCCTACAGCTGAAACAGGTGCAGGTGCAACTTTATCTGGAGGAATAAGAGTACAACATTATTACCCTGTAGGACCTGCTCAACAATTACCAGGATTCGGTTATGGATTAGGTCAATGGGGTGGAACTGTAACAGGTGAAGCAACAACTACTTTAGTAAATTCAATTAACGCTGTTCAAACAACAGGTATTGAATTAACAGATTCATCGCAATTTCCAACATCAGGTACAAATTATATTCAAATAGGAACAGAAGAAATATCTTATACTGGTATTACATCAGGTGTTTTATCAGGTGTTACAAGAGGTGTAAGAAATACAACAGCTGCAATTCATAATGCTGGAGATACAATTACAAATACATCTGATTATATTGGGTGGGGTGAAGCAGCATCTGGAGACTTTGTAGTAGATCCTGGTCACTGGAGTATTGATAATTTCGGTGCAAAAGTAATTGCATTAATTCATGATGCACAATGTTTTGAATGGGATTCAAATGCAATAGATGCAGTCAATAATAGAGCCACTCTTATTAGTGGAGCTCCTACTGCATCACGAGATATGTTAGTTTCAACTCCTGATAGACACTTAGTATTTCTTGGAACTGAAACAACTATTGGTGATCCAACTACACAAGATTTAATGTTTATAAGATTTTCGGATCAAGAAGATATAAATGATTATACACCAACTTCAGTTAATACTGCAGGTACACAAAGACTATCTGATGGATCTAGAATTGTTGGAGCCGTTAGAGGTAGAGATGCAATATATGTTTGGACGGATACATCTTTATTTACTATGCGTTTTGTAGGTGCTCCATTTACATTTGGTTTTGCACAAGTAGGTACAAACTGTGGATTGATTGGAGAAAGTGCAGCATTAGAAGTTGATGGTGCAGCATATTGGATGTCAGAAAATGGTTTCTTTAAATACTCTGGTAATTTAGAATCTATGGTTTGTTTAGTTGAAGACTATGTTTATAATGATTTAAATACTACTGCATCACAATTAATTTATGCAGGATTAAATAATTTGTTTGGAGAAATAACTTGGTTCTATTGTACAGAAGGATCAACAGTTGTTAATAGATCTGTAACTTATAACTACATTGAATCAACCCCTCAAAGACCTATTTGGACAACAGGAACTTTAGCAAGAACAACATGGGTTGATTCTGCTGTATTTGGATTACCACATGCTACTTATTACAATGCAGCAGATGATAGTTCTTTCGATGTTATAGGTAATACAGATGGTAGCACTATATATTTTGAACACGAAAAAGGAACTGATGAAGCATTATCTTCAGGAGTAAATGCTATAACTTCTAATATTGAATCCGGAGACTTTGATATATCTGCAAGAAGAGGTATTACAGGTCAGTCTACAGGAATGCCTGATTTAAGAGGTGATGGTGAATATATTATGAAAGTTAGAAGATTTATTCCTGACTTTTTATCACAAACTGGAGACACACAAATAACATTACAATTACGTAATTATTCTAATGATTCATATTCAGGTTCACCACTTGGCCCCTTTACAATTACATCATCTACTGATAAAGTAGATACACGTGCTAGAGGTAGAGCTATGTCATTAAAAATAGCTAATACTGGTTCATCTCAAAGTTGGAAACTAGGCACGTTTAAATTAGATATTCAACCAGACGGTAGAAGATAATGGCAATAGACAAAGCTTTATATAAAGACAAACGATTAACTGAATCAGAAAAAAAAAAAATTAAACCAGCTAATCAAGGTGGTGGACCTAACTATCTTGGTAAACAAGAAACGGTTACTGTTCCTAAAAAATGGTTATCAGATCCAGATCACGTAGTAGCTGAACTAGCTTACATTACTCCAAAAGAACAAAAAATATTATTGGATGCAAACTTATATGGATCTTTAAAAGGTAAACCAAATAGAGGACCTGGTGGTATAATGTCATTACAAGGAGATCTTGGTGGTTATAGCGCATCGACAGGTGGAAAATCTGGAGACTCTTCCGGAAAAGGTGGAGGAGGTTCTACATCATATAAAGATACAAACTATTATCAAATGATGACAGGTACAGGAACTACTGCTACTAGTCCAACTGGAGATACTTATAGATCTAATAAAGTTGCACAAGGTGCTGTTCCTGAATATGTGAGCACGCCTCAAGGAACTCAATATGTAGGTTCACAATTTAAATCATATGGCCAACCAAGTTTCTTTGGTGATTTGTTTAGTGGAGGTGCTTCTGGATATAGAGGTACTTATGGAACTAGACCTAATTTTTTTCAAAGAGCGTTTGGTTTTGGAAATCAAATGGGATCTATTAATACTAGAGTAAATCCAAATACAGGACAATTAGAATACTATTCTGAAGACGAAAGAGTGGGTGATGTTAAACCAGGGCTTTTAGAAAGTTTGAGTAACTTTGGAATAATGGGGGTATTAAAAAATTTATTTAAAAAACCAAGTATGTATGAAGATATGTCTCAATACAATAGATTAGGTTTAGGTGGAGTGGATCCAGTATTAACTGATACTTATTCTGATATGAAAATAAGTGATACAAGTTTTAGTCCTAATGTAAATATTCCAACTGTACCTAATTTTATAAACCCACCGGGTCAAATAGATGATACAGGTATTCAATATTCAGTTCCAAGTGCTGATCCAAAAAATTACGATTTCACTGGATTTGAAGATGCAATGGCTAAATTAAATCAAGTTGAACAAAGAGCTTATGATACTTTAAAAATGGGAAAAGATTTAGGAATGAATACTGAAGAACAAAATAAACAATTAGAAGAATTGGAAAAAAAGAAAAACGAAGCTAGTTTAATAACAGGATTAGCATAATGGCTAAAGTAACTTTAGTATTTACAAGACCGGGAAAAGAATATGATCAAAGAAATGCAGATGCATTGATCAGAGACCTTGATGGTTTAATTGAAAAATTAAATTCTACATTTCAACAAGACCTTAGAGAAGAACAACAAAGATTTACTTGGTTTAATAATCAATACAGGAGCTGTTAATGTCCTGTAATAATGTCAATACAACAGGATCAACAACTCCATCATCTGCAGAAATAGATTTTTATCTTGCAGTTGCAAAAGGTGATTTTACTGGTTACACAAAAGTAAATAAGTTTGGATATAATGATTCAATTGGATCAGGTGCTTTTGAAGTTATTTGGGAAACAGGCGGACAATATCCTTATCAGTCCACTGCAGTTACTGTTGATGTAGTAAGTGATGATGCTAATGACGATGTAGCAGGAACTGGTGCTAGAACTTTAAGAATACAAGGTCTAGATGGTTCTTATAATTTAG